TCTTATCAAAGATAAGATACGTCAAACGAGGGAGTCGATTAAAGTTTTGGATCTCAAGAAGGAAAACCTTAACGAAAAGGTTGAGATGCAAAATAACTTTATTGAACAATTGGAAAATGAGGGAAAGAAAAAGATAGAGAATAATAAGAAAAAGATTACAGATCTCCTGCAAGAGGCAAACTTATATACTAAAGAGATATCTGACCTTGATGAAGTAGTGGGAGCGTTAACCTCACAGCAGAGTGGTTTGGATGGGGCAACAGATAAACTTCGTAAGTTAGGAAATTTAAAAGGAAAGATCTCACAGAAAGTATCTACGATTACTAAAGAGCATAAGTTCTTCACAGAGAATACGGTCTGCCCTACTTGCACTCAATCTATTGAGGAAGGATTTAGAATAAATAAAATTGAAGACGCTCAAACTAAGGCAAAGGAGTTGCAATCCGGCTATAAAGAGTTGGAAGAGGCAATTAAAAACGAAGAGGAGCGAGAGCGTCAATTTAACAAACTAGTAAAGGAGATTTCAAAACTAAGTAATGACATTTCTAAAAACAGCACTAGAATTTCTGGATGTCAGCGACAGGTCAGAGATCTTGAATCGGAAGTTCAAAAAATTACCGATCAACTTGCGAATAGAAATATTGAGCATGACAAGTTAGAAACCTTTAGGGAGGATCTCCAAACAACCTACGACGAGTTAGTCGAGTACAAGGATCAAATCAATTACTATGACTTCACATATGGGTTGTTAAAGGATGGGGGAGTTAAAACTAAAATCATCAAGAAGTATCTACCGCTGATAAATCAGCAAGTAAACCGTTATCTTCAGATGATGGATTTTTACATAAACTTTACTCTTGATGAGGAGTTTAATGAAACCATCCAATCACCAATTCATGAAGACTTTTCATATGCGTCTTTTAGTGAAGGTGAGAAACAAAGAATAGACCTAGCACTTCTCTTCACATGGAGGGAAGTTGCTAGATTCAAGAATTCAATATCAACAAATCTCATGATTTTGGATGAAGTTTTTGACAGTTCCCTAGATGGACAAGGGACTGAAGAATTCCTTAAAATCATTCGATATGTAATTAAGGATGCTAACATATTTGTGATCTCGCACAAGACGGGTATGGAAGACAAGTTTGAGAACGTTTTACGTTTTGAGAAAGTAAAAGGATTTAGTAGGGCAGTCTAAATATAGTGTGTCCGCTAATATCATATGCTATCGACGGAGTATCGCCTACGATTAGAGTTTATTTGCAAATGTATCGTAAACGGCGAAGAAGTAAAATTAGAAGATATGATATGGGCGAATAAATTAGCAAAAGCAAATAGATCAGCTGGAGAGATGCTTCGCAAAGCAAGGAGAGCATCTTTTCACAAAACAGAAGAGGGGACTCTGGATGATTTTATGAATAGGATGGACTTAGGAGATCCGGATCCATCCAACCATAGAACGGGTTTCGGTGGTCCAGAAGATATAGTAGATTGGTTTCATCAAGAACGATCTGATGACTGGAGACAACATGACTGAATTTGATAAGATTACACCTCAAACATACATTGATATGAATAAAGAGTTTGTGGAAGAAGGCA